GGCACAGACGTTCAGGACGTCAGCACGCGGGGCTCAGCTGCAGAACTTCAAGAAGCTCACAACAGACGGAGGTGAAATCAGAGATGTCAGTACGATCTACGACTTCCAGACGCACTGGTCCAACGGGGACATGGCAGGTCAGCTTCGGCAGACACTCACTAGCCGTCACCCGGAAGGTGAGGTTCTTGTCGGAGACTTTGCGGGTGTGGAGAGTCGAGGTCTTGCATACTCGGCGGGCGAAGAGTGGAAGCTCGACGCGTTCCGCAAGGGTCTCGATGTCTACTGCGTACTTGTCACCAAGTTCATTCCAGGACTTACCTATGAGGAGGTTGCAGATAAGAATGGAGAGTACTACCTGAAGCTCAGGCCGCGAGGCAAGTACTCTGAGCTGAGCTGTGGCTACCAGGCTAGTGGCAAGGCGCTCCAGGACTTCATGTTCAGGCTGGGCTTCGCAATCAGCATCGAGGACGCTACCCAGAACGTCATGGAGTGGCGTGAAGCCGATCCCATGATCGTGAAGTACTGGGCTATGCTGGACAAGATGATGAAGGACTCGGTGCGGTACAACGAGGTCATCACCATCAAGATCGGCAATGACATGTACGCGAGGGCTACGCCTTTCGCACTGGCGTCTGTGCAGGCTCAGCACCCTGGTGCGCTGAGTCTGTGTGTGCAGCTGCTGCTACCGGACATGACACCCTACGTCACGCGCATTGTGCATGGCTGCTACCTCCGGTCCAACGAGGACCGTGAGCAGCTGTGCTACTACAAGCCCGTGGAGAAGGGTAGCCTGGATGGAGAGCTGTGGAGTGGTATCAACGACACCATGTCGCAGAAGCGTTCGAAGGAGCTGGGCCGTAAGGTCGTAGTCTTCTACAGCATCTACGGCGGGAAGTTGGCTGGTATCTTCACGCAGTCACTGTGTCGAGAGCTGTTCTTCGAGTCGCTCGGTGAGTTGAGGAGGCTGTTCCACAAGCACGCTGTGAAGAATGCAGTGATCTGTGGGCAATTCCATGATGAACTGAACGTGGATTGGTGGCCGGAAGAGTACGGCTACACGAAGGAGTTCATCAAGAGTCTGATGGAGGAAGCAATGAGCAAGGCCCGCTACCTCAAGGACTTCCCACTGGCCGTGGAAATCAACTCCGCGTTCAGATACATCAAGTAGGCTACCGGGGTCTGAGATTGGGAGGGACTCTCTCAGGCCCCGGTCTAACAAGGAGTGGTGATGCAAGTAACATTGATTGGGATCGACCCTGGTATCAGAGATACCGGGATCGTGGCTATACACCTGGACACGCTTCGCCAGCAGTGGCGGGTCACGACACAGGTGTGGAGTGACGTGACGAAGCTCGACAAGCAATCGTTGGTGATCGACACCTACTTCCTCGATGAGCTGACAGCGTTCGTGGACCATGAGAACATGGAGAACAAAGCAACGTTCGTTGGTATCGAAGGGTACCGTCAGCGCGGCAACGACACTCGTCAGGACCAGAAAATGCTCGGCCTCGTGCAGAGCATCCACGGCACGCTCAAGGGAAGCTACATCGTGGATAACACGGGTATCAAGAACGTTGTGACTGAGCCCATGCTGAAGTTGTTCCAGGTGAACAAGTTCCCTGCAACGCACCACGCTGACCTCAAGTCGGCAGCGAGGGTAGCACTCAAGTTGGGTATCAACAACGATGTACTCAACAGGATCCTCTCGGACTTCGTGCGAGATAACCTGAACGGATCGAAATGGTCGCTCAGCTCTTTCGAGACACTGTAGAGTTCACACCTGCTCCTCGTGAGGAGTGGATGGACGATGCTGCGTGTCTGTGGTACCCCAAGGATTACTTCTTCCCGGAGAAGAGGTCCGATCAGAAGCAGGCTATCGAGGTCTGTGACCATTGCGATGTAAAGGTTAAGTGCCTGATCTTCGCAATGAAGGCTGAGGCCGTCAAGGACGGCTCGAAGCGCACAGGTATCTTCGGTGGTAAGACCCCCAAGGAGCGCGAGAATCTACAAAAAATTCTCGACGCAAGAATCAAGGAGATGGAGAAAGCAAATGGCTGAGAATGACTTCGGCTTCGCACCCAAGCAGTGCTTGGAAGAGGACAACCACGTGGCGCACCCGCACAAGTGGAAGGACATGCTGTACTGGTGTGAGGGCGTGGATGAGAGCCTGGCTCGAATCCTGACCGACAGCCGCAAGGAGCTGTACGGGGACCCGGTTGAGAACATGCACGGTGTCGCGGTCATGTGGAACGCGTACCTGCAGGGTCGTCCGATCCAGGCGTGGGACGTGCCGATCATGCATATCCTGAACAAGATCCATCGGCTGGGTACGAGCCCGGACTACGGCGACCACTCGGACGACGTGGACGGGTACATGGATCTGTTCCGTCAGGTCATCGAAGCAACGTTCCCGCAGGGCATGATCAAGGCTCGGACCACTGACGAGTACTGGGGGAAGAAGCACCCGGTGCAGACGCAGCAGGAGGACAAGGTCAACGACGCCTCGTCGGACTGGTACGAGAAGCACGGTGCTGTTCCGGTCGAGCACATGGGCCAGGCCAAGGACGAGGGTTCCCTCATCGATGCATGGTCTCGTGGTGGCACGCCTCACGAGGACTTGACGGGCAAGGTCCAAACCATGCGTGATGGCAAGATCGTCTACGAGGACCCTGCTCAGGGGCGTGGCATCGTTCCGCCGTACATCGAGCGGAAGATCGAGGACCACATTCAGAAGGTCAACGAGGAGATCATCGCGTCGGCAGGGCCTGACACGCAGGCTCCCATCGACTGGGGCATCGAGCCGCCGAGCCTCAAGAGGGTGGGCGACGAGTGATTGCCAAGGATCTCATCGAGTTCCTGCAGTGGCTGCTGGACCAGGGCTACACCCTTGCTCGTGAAGACGAGTTCGGGGTGTTGTACTGGCCCAACGTCCCGCACGATGGGCTGGCCGTGCAGTACCTCAGCGAGAGGAACAACCATGATTAGCTGGCTGGAGAGCGAGGAGCTCTTCCGTACCGCCGATCCGACCTTCAAGAAGTGGAGCGACGGTCAGACCGAGGCGTACTACAAGTGGGACGCTGGTCTGGACAGGATGCTGATCTTCTTTCCGACGGGCAAGGGCAAGACCAAGACTGGTCTTGCTCTGCTCGCGGCAAGAGGGATCACGAAGGCTGTGGTCATCGCTCCGCTCAAGGTTCAGGACGACTGGAAGCGGGATGCTGCAGTACTGGGCATCTCGGTTCGGGTCGACACGGTGGAGAAGTTCAGGCTGAACGCCACTCAGTACCAGAAGGGTGTACCGATCGTTGTGGACGAAGCTCACAAGCTCGGTGGCCACACGGCTATCGGGTGGAAGAAGCTGAACCGCATGGCGGTCACGCTTGGAGCTCCAATCATCTTGATGTCGGCTACGCCGAACTACAACGATGAGGAGCGGGTGTTCTGTATGACTGCGATCATGGACGAGCAGCCAAACAGGAACTTCCTGCAGTGGGTTATCGACAACTGCATCACGAAGCCGAATTACTTCTCGAAGATTCCAGACGTGCTGGGGTTCAAGGGTTACGATGGGGCGCTGGACTTCCTGGTCCAGCAGCCCTGGACGGCGTTCATCGAGGACGACGCGACGTGGAAGGCAGTGAAGTTCAAGCTACCTGCACAGACGGATCATGTCTTCGAGGACTACGGGTATGACGCCGTGACCCACAGGATCATGAACTCCGACATGGAGAAGCGTCACCGCCGTGTGAACAAGGCGTTCATCGACGATCGTGGGATGATCCGAGATGACATCTGGGATGAGGTCCTAGCGGTCGCTTGGGGCTACACCAACTACGAGCGGTGGTTGATCTTCTGCAACCATAAGACAGTGGCGGAGGCACTGTACAAGACCTTCCAGGTGCACATGCATGATGAGACATGGCTCATCACAGGTGCTACCAAGGAGGATGAGGTTGAGCGCAGTAAGCAGGCGTTCATCCGATCAGACAGAGGTGTGCTCATCGGCACGAGTACTCTGGCTGAGGGAGTGGACGGGCTGGACAAGACCTGTCAAGCCTTGCTAATCCTTGACGACATTGTTGGTGATCCCAGCAAGCGTCGTCAGTTGATCGGTCGTATTCTCCCTCGTGGAGCAGACGACAAGATCGAACGTCTAGTAGTCACAGCAACCTTCTAGTAACCAGACGCGACAAGCATACAAAACTCACCCACGACGCTGGAAGAAGCGGTATAATGGCTACATCGGAAGAGAACAAGAGCAGGCTCGAAGAAGAGATCGTGAAAGCAACTAGTCGTTACGACGCAGACGTTGCCATGCTGAAGGTCAAGGCCTTCCTCGCTCTTCAGAACGGTTCTCAGGACTAGCAGAAACGGGGGACCGGTTGGCGACCGGTCCCCCACACTCCCCACGAAGAGAGATTGGATCTATTATGGCACGGAGGGCGACTCCGCAGGAGCTCGCAGACACTGCAGAAGGATTTGCAGTAGGCCAGAACGTAGTGGAATACAGAGGACAGCTCTATCGTCCTGTAGACTTCCGTACTATGGCCATGAATCCCACTAGTCCTGAAGTTACAGTGTGGATTACGATCGAGCCCTTGGAGCTCGAGATCATTGCCAACGGCATGGGCATAACGTTCGAGTCGGATGGACAGTTCAGGTCGTTCAGGTACATGGTCAAGCAGCACTCACGGAGGCACGTGGCTCCGATGAAGCACCTGCTGGTCAGGTGTGCTGATGACCAGGTGAGACTGCTCAATGACCAGGGGCAGTTGGAGCCGGTCACAGGGTCGTTCGTCCCGAACTTCCTGAACGTACCGTACGATCCAGACAGCCCGCTGGTAGACGAGCTGTGGGGTTACATCAGTGAGTGGACCGGAGGCGAGGAGCAAGCGCACTCGCTCCTGAACCATATCTCGACGTGTCTCCAGCCGTCATGGTCGGCGAGCCGGTACGTGCTACTGATTGGAGAAGGGAAGAACGGTAAGAGTACTCTGCTGAAGATGATAGACGCTCTCGTGGGAGCGCAGAACATCAGTGGTGTGACTCGGCAGGATATGGCTGCCAAGAGTACGGCGATCGCTGACCTGAACGGTAAGCTCCTGAACATCATCTTCGATGGTCCGAAGGAGTTCCTGAAGGACAACTCGACGGAGAAGACTCTGGTGGTGGGCGAGCGTATCAGCGTGAAGTTGCTGTACGAATCGTTCCACACAACGGTGCAGACGAACGCGTTGTTCATCGAGGGTCTACAAACTGAGCCGCACGTAGCGGACAAGAGTCCCGCACTCCAGAAGCGTTTGGCGCGGTTCTACTTCCCGAACGTGTACGAGGAGGATCTGACGTTCGAGGCCAAGATGCTGGAGCGTCCGATGCTGGCCGCTCTGCTGGCTCTGCTGCTCAAGCACTGGGTGACGAAGGCAGAGAAGGCAGAGAAGCTCCGGCTCACGGCGGAGTCTCTGGACCTCCAGATGGAGGCTGTCAAGCAGGGAAGCCCTGTGCTGAGGTTCCTGGAGGACACAGCAGAGAGGGACCCGCAGTTCCTGCACACGATCCTGAACGGACAGATGCTCCGGGACACGTTCTACGTATCGTTCAAGCCTTGGCTGGAAGACAATGGCTACAAGAACACCGAGAAGGGGTTCTTGGATCAGCTCATGAAGGAGCAGTTCGACATGAGCAACAGCATGAAGCTGGCTCCTGGCAAGTACACCACGCGTTGGCACATCAAGGGCGTCAAGACCGATGCGCTCAACGTTATCAACCATCTCCTAGGAACGGAGACAGACGTAGAAGTCTTGGAAGGAGACTGATATGCAATGGTTTGAAGAGAACGACCAGTACCAAATGGTGAAGTCGATTCCTGACCAGTTCAACTACAACAGGCTGAGTCTGGTCAAGGTCTACCCCTCGGGAAAGACCCAGCCTGGGTGGGGAGCTAAGGACTTCGTGGCCAATCAGGAGAAGGGGTACTTCGATCCTGCGAAGGCACTATCGTTCTACGACGCGTCGGGACAGCCCTTCGCGTTCGTGATGCGGTCGATCCCCCTGCTCTGCGTGGACATCGATGGCAAGAACGGTGGAATGCGAACGGCAGAGGTCCTGGGGATGAGCCAGAGAACGCTGGCCGAAAGG